GAATTATTTTCTATTTTGTATTATATAAAGACTCCAAGTTACACTACGTCAGATGCGGCTACTGTAGTCCCGTTCCCTGGGCAAATTGTAGTGCAAGGAGTGTTGGCTGCTGCGTTATTAAACGAATCTGGTGGTTCACCTACAGATCATTATACCAAGACACAAGAGGCCTACTTAATGGCTCGTAAAGAGGGTTTAAACCGCTTTAATGGCGATACTGGCTGGGACATACAGTTTGCTCCCACACGAGGGAGGCGGCGTTGATATACGTTGATTATCCACTTCCTGTTAATGGCTTAGGTACTGACTTTTCACAATTTGAGAGGCCGATTACATTTGCCGAGGCTTATACCAATAGATTTAGGAACATTACTGGTGGCGCAGAAAGACGCGCTGGTATGAATAAGCATAGTATAGCGGTTAGTGGGAACCCTAACTTAACTAGAATACACGAAGCGGTAAGCAATACTGGAACGGAAACTTTATTAGTATCTGATGATTTTGGCAGCATATGGCGATACAACGCCTCCGCAGCTACATGGCCGTCAGCAATAACAGGGAAGTCAAGTGTTCGCCTTATAAGTGCTGTAGCTGAAAATAAACTTATATTTGTCAATGGTGTAGATAGGAATTTTTATACTGATGATGGCGGTGTAACTTTTAAAGAGTTAAAGGCATTAATTACTCGTGGTGTAATGGCGGGTGGTAGTGGGGCTACGACAGTAATTGACGGTGATATTTCTAACTGGATTGGAGCAACGCTAGTAGCTAATAACGATTTGATTTATAACACTACTTTAAACGCATACGGCATAGTTTCCACCGTAGCCAGTGCTTCGCTAGGCACTACTGCGATTAGCAATACTGCGACAGGCGCGGGGCTGGCTAGTCGCGCACAAGCTGCTGGTGATTCCTATGAATTGATTGATTATGTAGATCTTGCTATAATACCACAACCTTCTGGTGCGATGGACAACGTGGCTACGGCGACAGCAGGGACTACAACCACAGTTATTGCTGTGTCTGGGGTTAATTTTGCCAATACGGAGATTAGATATGGTGATTTTGTTTATAACACTACTCGTGGTGCGATTGCATTTATTGGAAGTGTAAGCGCAAACGTCAATTTGCAGCAAACAGTTACCGCTCAGACTACTGGTGACTCATTGGCTTTCTTTAAGTCGGCTATGCCTATTTCGTCATGGATACATGTGCATTATGGGCGTGTATATTATTTAGACGCAAGGAATCAAAGAAATGTAGTTATCTCGGCTCCTGATGATCCAGAGGATGTTACAACTTATCAAAAAACATTAGACGCAACATCTTATAGCTTTGGCACACAACAGCCTACTGGTGATACAATTGTTTCTATGCGTACTTTCCAAGGTTATTTCGTAGCCGCTGGTAAGAAGAATCTTTATATTTACAAGGGTGCTACTCCAATTGCTGACAGCTCTTCCACGGCTATAGATTTCGTTCCTACTGCGTTTTATCCCAATGGCGTTGTATCTCGTTTTGGTCTTGGCACAAATGGCTCTGATTTATTACACATTACTGCTGAGGGGCTACAGGCAATCAATATCGGCAACGTTTCTAACACAACTGTGCAGAATAATGCCTCTGTGCCAATTAGAACAGAATTACTTAACTTAATAGCAGCGACTTCCGAGGATAATATCCAGCTTACTTATTACCCGCGCAGATCTTGGTCTTTAGTAAAGGTAGGGGATTCTGTTTACGTTTTGAACACTAACCCAACATATAATACGGCTGGACAATTAGTTCCTGTTGCATCTTGGCATCTCTTCTCTGGAAAATGGGCGCAACAAAACAATTACTTTGTGAGAAGAAATGGTGATTTATTGGCTTGCGGGACTGGAGGGCAGGTGTACCTAATGGATGCAAGCGCGGCCACAGATGACGGTACTGTAATATCTACAGACTTCACGACTGCGTGGCTAAGGTTGGAAGAGCCGCAAAAAACAGTTCGTGTAAAACAAGGACAATATATAAAACCAGTATTTGAATCTGGCCCAAATATAAGCTATACTATAAATGCTGTAGCAGGATGGGATAATTATTCAAGCGATTCCATTACTGTAGCCGCTGGTGGAAGTGGACAAATAGGTTCATTTATCATTGGCACTACGCCTATTGGTTCAGGGGAATTTGCACAAGCAACCAAATCCCCGTTACGTTGGAGAGGTGAAGAAGTTCGTCTCCAATTTACAACAGCTACAAGCGCATCACCAGATATTATAACAGGATTTACTTTGTATGGCGACATACACGGGATTAGATAGGAGAATTATATGAGTTTAATAGATTTTTTCGGAGGCGGGGACAGTGATAATCAGCTGATGCAATTGCTAATGCAATCTCAGATGAGCCCTTTTCAATCTTTAGTATCCTCTATCCCTGCGTATAATTACAGCAAGAAAGCTGGTCGTTATATGCAACCTGCTCAGGATATTGCCGCAGCTTATGGCAATATGGACAATCCTATGTATCAAAAGATATATGGGCAACAGAAACAAGCTGGGCAACAAAACATTGCCGAGGTCATTGCTGAGATGCAGCGTCAGAATAGGAAGTCATCAGCTATGGGCAGGACGCCATTATTCTCTCAAGAAAGAGGCGGAGAACAGCAATTTAGAGGATTAGTGCAGGGTTATCAAGATGCTCAGAATAACGCAATGGGCCAGACTAATGATATTTTAGGTAACATGTACACTCAACAGGCTCAATTAGGCACAGCAAACGCAGCAAATGCTGCTAAAAGATCTTCTGTTAAAGGAAATGTATATGGGGCATTAGCGAAGGTATTTGGACTATGAACATAGCAGATTATGTAATGAACGCGATGGCGCAATTAAATCAGAGTCAGGGGCAACCTCAAGGAAATCCTATGTTCCCTGATTTTCAGTTATTAAACCAAATCGATAGCCAAGAGCCTATGCTTCCTGTGCCAGAGCAACAACCTATGTTACCTATGGGTGGCCCTGATACATCTGGGGTTCAAGGTTATGTGGGCAATATGCTTAGAAATCAACCTCCTGCTATGCCTACTGTTCCTGTTAAACAAATATCTAATCATATCCAGCAACAAACTGGAGCTAAACCAGCGCAGCCTCAAACGTTGCCACAGCAAATATTGTCTAATAGATTTAATCAGGATGGTGCTGGCCCTTCTTTTAGTGATTATGCCACAGCTATTCAGAAGTCTGCTTACGGCACTCCTACTGGAGCGCAGGAGGTCGCAGATGCTAACGTTGGCAATACTATGAAAACTATGACCACTATGGCCACGCTGCAAAGATTGCAGAATGGCGGGGGGGCAGGTGGCTCTGTTTTTGCTCAAAAACTTGCCTTAATTAATCAAGATCCCGCTACTATGAATTTACCAGACGCGCAGAAACTGGCCCTGGCTGGTCAGAACTTAGGCACAGGTAATTACTACGGCAATAATGGTGTTCAGCCTATGCCTGGTGGGCTAAATACTATCACGCAAAATAAGTATGCGGAAAAGCAGGGGGTATTAGGCGCAGAACAGCAATCTGAATTAAACAAAAAGGGGTTAATGGCAGGTAGTATGCTTAGTCTTATTAATGACGCTAGGACTTATCTTCCTTACGCTACAGGAAGCACGGCAGGAGCGGGGCGAGTTGGTGTCCAAAAGTTCTTTGGAGTGAGTAATGAAGAAACTCAGGCCAATTCACAACTTGATGCTATAGGTGGCGCCATGGTTTCTAACGTACCTCGTATGGAGGGACCGCAATCTGATAGAGATACCGTTCTTTATAGGGAGCAAGCTGGTAAAATAGCCGACAGGACTGTTCCAGTACAAGATAGATTAGCCGCTCTTGATGTGATTGAAGCTATAGCAAAACGACAAGCTAGCTATGGCAACTTTATCGGTGATCAAGTTCTTGGCGCTCAACCATCCCAGCCATCTCAACAATCTGGGCAGCAATCTACTGCAATGACAATAGAACAATACAACCAATTGCCACCTAACTCTTCGTATGTAGCACCAGACGGTAGCATGAGGATTAAGCGATGAACTTTTGGGAACAAGATGCTATTGTGGCTCCTAACGTAGCTCCTAACGCAGCTCCTCAGAATTTCTGGGAACAGGATGCTATAGCTTCTGCTCCAGCTCCAGCCCCTAGAGCCAAACCCATGACATTTGGCATAACGCCACAACAAATCCAAAACGCCCCAGCTGCCCCGACTGGTTATGCTGGACGTATGACTGCTGATGCAATGCGCCGCTGGCAGAATGTTCTGGATACCAAGGCCGCTTCTGAGGCTGGCAACTCAACTACTCTTGAGGATGCTGCACAGCCATTAGGGCAAGGTGTTATGATTAGATATTTGTTTAACAGGAACAGTAGGCATAGCAGGAGGTTGATTTCTAAGCATATTGCCCACATAACCTTGAACCCCAGATGTATCAGGGCCACCC